GTGTCCAGCATCTTGATTGCAAACTCCACATCTTCGGCATAGCCAATCGCGGTGTCCTTCATCTCCGCATCTTCAAATGCCTTCCTGCATCCGGCCACAAACTCCTCGCCGTTATAAGTGCGGCTTCCTATTATTCCTATGTTCTTGTAACCCTGTTCGATGAGATGCTTCGTCCCCATATAACCGCAGGCGGTGAGCATGTCGTCCACAGACCAGCAGTTGAGACCCCAGCCGATATACACAAGCGGGAAGCCGGAGCCTACCAGTCGCGCAAAAACAGCTTCGTCCTTCTTAACCATCTCCAAAGGAACGGCTATTATCGCGCCGAAGTAATCCCCGTTCGCAATCATGTTCATGTACAAGGAAACCAAATCCATCCGTCCCTGGTGTTCTTTGAGCTCCCCCTGCCACTTGTTTACTTTCATGAAGTAATCGATCTCCTTGTGAATCCTCATCCAGTGCCAGTTCTTGATATCGGGCAACAAAACAATCATGCGCTTCCATTCGTTTTCCGAGAGGACTGTTGTCCCGGTGCCCTGATTGATTTTGACAAGGTGCTCCTCTTTCAAAATCTCCATAGCATCGCGGATAGGATGTATGTCCACGTCCAAGAGTTCACCAAGTTCCCGAAGACTGGGCAGAACGCTCCCCTGCGGCAAACTTCCATTTTTTATTTGTCCTTTGAAATGTTCTACGATTTGTTTGGCTATCGCTTCTTCCGAAGAGCGATCCATCGTTTCTTTTGAAATCCCGTTGTCCATAATCATTTCCTTTTTTTGAAATTCTTTTCTCTTTTCATTTTAGGCACATCAGCATTTTTCCATTTTTCCGACAAGGCGCTTTGCATTTTTCAGTATTCCGCCGAAAGGCGCAGTGGCGTTTCATCGATTTAGGCTTAAGGCACAGTGCGGTTTTAGCGTTTTCCGGCTAAGGCACAGTTGTTTTCAGCCAAGTCCGGTCTTCCGTGCCGGAGCCTATTTCAAAGGCCGCGAACGGTCATTTTTGTACTCAAATCAGCCCATAAATCACCTCCCATTTTTAATTTTTACTCATTTCCCCCATATCCTTTAAAAACCCTGCTTTTCCGGCCCTGTCCGCTTTGCGTAAGTCTTTGAAAATCAAAGCCCGGGCAAAAAAGCGGACAGTAAAACAAACTGTCCGCAAAAGCCCTCCTGCTTCCCCCACAATCTAAGTCGTTGAGCCACAGGAGGAACCAACTTATATGTGATGTTTTTCACATCTTGACGCATTACGCGTCAGACGTATTTTTCGTCATGTGCGGAATGCATCAGATGTCTTTCACGCTAAAAGAATTGCAAACAGGCATTAAAAGCATTATTAGGCGTATAATGCATCATCGCATTATTTGAGTTTTTAATAGTATTAGCGTATCACCTCATTTCGTGCGTAAACGCCTTTAAGCGCGTTTTAAAAGGCGCCAGGACGTTTTATAGCTCTTCCAGCGTGTCTATCGCCTTTTTCCGGTTTTAAAGCGCTGGCGGGGCATGAGAACGCATTTTATCGCGTTCCTCGGCGATTATCTGCAAAACCCTCCTTGTTGACAACCCCACGATGCTTGAGATAGCTTTTACGTCCGTCTGCTGGTTGTGAAGAATCATTGCGAGCTTTCTCTTTTCCTTGTGATGCACGCCCTCCGGGACATAGAGCATCATCCCCGTACAATGCTTCCTGAGTTCATTGAAGAGTTCTTTGGGCAGAACTTCTGCCGCATTCGCGTAATTTTTCATTCGACCTCCCTTGTTATGAAATTTTTAAAAACCCTTCACTTTTCAGGGAGGTTAGAAGGTTAGAAAAAAATGCATGTCGCGCGCGCGAGGAAAATCACCTCAGCCTCATTTGTAATTTTTTGCGTAGCATTTCTTTCTAACCTTCTAACCTATGAGTTAAGTGTTTTATTATCAGTGTTTTAAAGGTTAGAAAAGCCGTTTCTAACCTATTTCTAACTTTCTAACCTTTGGGGCCCAAGGTTAGAAAAATCGACCCTTTTTTTCTAACCTTTTTTCTAACCTCCCTTTATTCCCATCCGGCTGGTATGCTTTTTACTAAATACCTGCCCTGAACATTTATTATGACGCCCCTTTCAGAAAGCTCTTTCAATGCTTCTTCGCGTTCTTTTGAGGTAGAGCCATAGCCTGCGTAACGTGAAATATCCGCCTGGCGCGCGCCGGACTTGCCGGAACGCATGATAGTCCTGAATATCCTTTTGAAGAGCTTCTCGCGAAGTTTCGTAAATTCATTTCCGTCCTCTATGGCGGAGAGCATTTTTTCAGCATGGGAGTAAAACCATTGGGTAAGGACTGCGGCCTTTTCCCAAGTGCTGTCGCTGATAATGATTTCATCTGAAAACCTTGTGTCTATTGTCACCGAGAGCATGACGGCGAAGCGAGGGCCGTATTCGTTGACAAGCCTTTTCCAAGAGGCTTGAAGCTTATCCGAACTTTCGCGCCTGAACATCAGAAAGATGTCGTTCAGGTAATCTTCAGGGACTGCGACTACACCGCTTTTCCTTCTGAAAACATCGACGCATGAACTGAGATTGGCAATAATCTTATCAATGTCAAACCTTGCGGGGCGCCCGTCGAAGTCGGGCATCTTGCAGTAAATGAAACGCCCCAGAAAACCGGAATTTATATCAAGCTTGCTCGCAATCTCCTCGAATACTTCCGGCTGGATATTGGCTATGATATTCGGGTAGCAATAATTTGTTGAACGCGTTTCCGTCCTGTTGCGCATGGAAAAAGCATGGGCGAAAAATCCTTTATTGAAACTTTCCGTGAGAAAGGGCGTCGCCTTGTATTGCCAATGCCGTTTATCAAGCCAGTTGGCAAGTTCCGAAATGGCAATCAGCCCGTTGTTCACCATCATAAGTCTGTCGGCCAGGCCCTCGGCGCTCCCAGCCGTCCCCACGCTCCAGCGGTATTTATTGACTATAATATCAAGAAGGTTCCCGATGTCTTTTCCGGAGGCGGAATTCGCTCCGAGAATTGCATATGCGTTCGCCACCTGTCCACCCGCCGTATCAATGCGAAGGCGCGCCAGCCTTGCGCCCATCAGGAGATATTTTTCCATGTCAGAGAGAGTTTTCTGTGTTTTCTCGCTGAGCGCGCATCCGGCAAGGACGATTGATTTTATCAGAGATGCTTCCAATGGCAGAGGAGGCTTGGTTACAATGGAAAAGTGCTTGACCATTTCGCCGAGATATGTTCCTTCGAGGATCGCCATGATATTGTCATTTGTAATGGTACGCCAGGGTTTAACCTTCTCTTCCCCGACGAGCTGCTCCATTATTCCGGAAATGTCCACATCGGGAAAAATAGGGGCTGCTTTGGGAATATCAGGTTTCTTAAGTCTGCGCAGCGCATGCCAGTCATTGTTTATGCAGCCGTTGTGGTGGCACTTGAAACCTATCGCTCCATTGGCCTGCTGCGTGATTACCGCGCTGCTGTTGTCGTGTTCGGGATTGAACGGGCAGACGGGAAATATCCATTTGCGGTTGCCTTCCTTCCATTTTTCAGGGCCTCTGGCGTCGGGGCAGTATTTTGAAATCCAATCGTCGAGATTGAATGAGTTGTTTGTTGAAATAGTGGACTGGGATTCAGTCGGTGTATCTTGTGCTATTTTGCCTGCAAGAGCTTTTAGTTTTTCCTCTGAAACAATAGTAAATTTCTCCGGAGCTTCGAGGATTCTTGCCATTCGGTGTTTTCTGTCGGAAACCTCGTCGCCTTTTCTGTTCATGGTTCCCGGCAGACGCCAGATGCGGGCCGGGTTATGGACGCTCTGGTCTACTTGGACTTTGTCATTACCGGCTGACGCAAGGGCCTTCAAGCATGATTGAACAAGCCCGTTGTCATCAGTGGGTAAATCGATGCAATACATAAGCTGTGCGCCGTTGCCGGAGTCAAGAAGGACAGGCTCCGGCCAGCCGAGGGACTTCAATCCGTTTTTAATTTCCTTTGCTTTTTCAATCGCCAGATTGTGTTCTTCCTCAATCGCGGAAATCCCCGATGGACGGACTGCGTCGCAGTCTATCAGGAGCCATCTCCGGCAGACGATGTCAGAGTCGGATGTCGATAAATTTTTAGGCGCGGGCCTCATCCTGTTGGCAACACGGGCAAGCAGGACGGGATTGACGGGATTCGGCGTGAAGTAGATTCCCCGTGCCGTGATGTTCTCGAGGGCCTTCGGAACATCCTTTATATGCTCATAATCGAAATACCCTGACTCGGGGTGTTCATGCCGATAGGAGGGAACGCTCGCCGCCAGGGCGCGTATTTCAAACACGTCCCCCGGAGCGAAAAAGAGATTCAACGCGCGGAGTATTTCAGGAGCGTCTATCAAGACTTGAGCCCTCTCTTCTTCTGCCAGTATTTGTTCAGTTCCTCGACATCATGCCGCGTCATGGGGCGGATACCGCACTTCCGGCTCAGTTCTTTATCAAGCGCGATAATATCCTCTTCACACCATTTGCAAATCTGGCCCATTTTCGAGTGATAGGTTTGGATATACTTCTCGTGACAGCGCGAACACTTTACTTTTTTCTGCATAGTTATTTTTCCTTTTTTAGAATGGTATTTCATCCTCCTCGTATTCTTCCTCATAATCGTGATTGAAATTATTTTCGTCATTACAGCCGTCATCCGGGACGTATTCAGGTATCGGCCCCAAGTCGTAATTGACGATGCGGTCGAACTTTTCACCGGCTATATTTTTAACGATGATTTTAAGTGTCGGTGCCAGCGCACCCTGCCTGGACAAGAGTACGGCTTCCTCTGTGTATTGGGGAAGCGGCGCGTGGGAACGTTGCTGCCACCACGCTTCGAACTTCGCCCTGGCATAGCCTGTGTGTTCCGGACATACCCACTCGCTGATATACTGATTGAAGCCTGTGCAGTATTCGACGCGCATTGTGGGAGGCATGTCAGAAGCGGCATTGCGCTTGTAATGAACGGAGTAATCAATGCTTTTTACATCATAATCGGTGATAGTGACTTGCCCTGAGATTATTCCCGATGTTGCGGCATGGGACTCATGTTTGTTGCGTTCGGGGGCAGGGAATTCATGTCCGCAGTCAGGGCATTTCTGATAGGCCGCATGAATGACGGAATAACAGTTCGGGCACTTCTTTGCCGGGGCCTCTCCGTCGCCTTTGCCGGGCTCTTTTATCTTTATGGAATCGACAGGGCCGTGCCGCATGATGTTGCCGCTGAAGTCCAGGACAAGGCAGTTTTCTTTTTCAGGATGAATGCGGAATCCCCTCCCGCAGGCTTGGTAGAAAAGTCCCGGAGAGTTTGTAGGGCGGAGCAAAACAACGCAGTCAATATTCGGCGCGTCAAAGCCCGTTGTAAGCACTCCGACATTGACGAGGTATTTTAGTTTTTCATTCTTAAAATTCTCAATATGCTGTTCACGGAAAAGAGACGACGTCTCTCCGAAAACACATTCTACTTCGACGTTATATTCTTTGCGGAGGACGTTGGCAATATGTTCTCCATGCTTTATACCGGCAGCAAAGATTAAACAGGATTTTCTGTCCTTTGTGTAAGAGATGATTTCCGCGCAGGCTGAGAGAACAAGGTTATCCTCGTCCATCAGTTCTTCAGTCTCGGAGGCGATGAACTCTCCGGCGCGGATATGAAGTTTGGATGTGTCAACCTCTCTTTTTCCAGCCTTCGATATTAGAGGGCATAAGTATCCCTGTGTGATTAATTCCTTGACTCCGATTTCATAGCAGATATGGTTAAGGAGACTTGTCTCATTACAGATCATCCCGGATTTCATTCGATACGGTGTTGCCGTCAGTCCAATGAGACGGATATTAGGATTGATATCTTTCATATCCTTAAGAAATGTCTGATATATTCCGTCCCCGTTCGGCGGAATCATGTGGGCCTCGTCCACAATGATCAGGTCGAACGTTCCCAGTTCGTCTGCATGTTTATAAACAGACTGAATCCCGGCAATTATTACAGGAGCAAGAGTGTCTTTTCGTTTCAGTCCTGCAGAATAAATTCCGACATGAACATCCGGGCATATAGCTTCGAGTTTCTGCGCCGCCTGTTCGAGAAGCTCCTTAACGTGCGCAAGAATAAGAACACGGCCATTCCAACGCAGGACGGCATCTCTGCAGATGGTCGAGGCTATTGGCGTCTTGCCGCCTGCTGTTGCGATCACCACACAAGGATTATCATCCCGCTCGCGCAGATGATTATAAACAGCGTTGACTGCTTCTATCTGATATGGACGCAATTCCACTGAAAACTTTCGTTTTTTGAGATAAGAAATCAGAAATGACAAATAAGAAATCATGACAAGGGAAGTATCCCTTCTGATCCCTCTTTGTAATTTTCCTAATTTCTTATCTCTGATTTCGGTTTACCTCTGCCAGGGAGGAGTGTCTTTCTTTGCCTGCGGCGCAGGCGCGGCGGGATTGGTGGAGGCTTCTCTTTTTGCATAACCTTTTATCTCGTTGGAAAGCTCGTCAGAGTCATCGCGCTTCTTGCATCTGACAGAGATTTCCAGAGGAAGGTTATGCAGTTCGGCGGAATCCTTCGGTTGCATAACTCCGACAGCATGGCAGATTGCCGAAAGCTCGCCTCTGGCAATCTGAACGGCCTGCGCGTTGGGGTTCTCAAGATTAAGACGGCCCCAGACTTTGCGCCCTTTTAATTCGCCTTCGATTATCTCGAAGGTCATCTCAAGGAAATGCCCGTTCCCCGATTTTGTCGGTTTCACTTCAGATTCGGTAATTACGGCGATGTACTTTCCTGCCGGTACTGCCTCCAGTGCTTCCGCCGGAGGGACTTCATTCGCGTTAAAGTTGAGTGTTGCCATAATAAAAATCTCCAATTTTTGAGTTAAGAATCATTCAGTCACGAGTTAAGAGTTTTTATTTATTCACCGTCCTTTCCCATACTCCGCGGAGCGGTTTAAAAAGCCACTTCGTGGCCCTGCTTTGGAAGCTCTATGAGTTCGACATTGGGGTAGCGATTTACAAAACATTTCTTTTCCGTGTCGAACCTCCTGAGTTGCATCGCATATTTCTTTTTGCCGTAGTAATCGTTCAGACGAGCAAGATCATAGAGGGCATCCTTCCTGAAATTGTGGACGACGCTTATGACCCTTCGCGATTTTCTGTCATAGATAACCCACTTTCTGCGGATCATTTTTTCACCGGAGCGGTTAAGGCGTCCATGAAGGCGCCCCACGAGAGAGGAAGCTCGGCAGGCAGGTTGAATCTGTTCTTTGCGACACAGGCAGGTCCTCCGATTGTGCGGATTATGCGTTCGCCCCCATCCGCTCCGACCGGAGCAGCTATTGTGCGCTCGCGGTTGAATCCCGCGTCCTCTTTCTGCGTACGGAACTTTCTTGTAGCGAACAAAACAGCGTCCACCCACTCGGAAATGAGAGCGGCGGCGTGTTTGTGAAGGCGAGGGGAATACCTGTCATAGGCGGACGATTCCGGGTCCTCGAAACGCTCGATTTTCGCATGGGCTATAAGTATGCATGCCATGCCTTTTTCATTGCGAAGACGCTCAAGGGCATTGATTATTTTCCTCCAGTGCGTGAGGGCATGGACGTAGCCTCTCGCATAGCCGCCATCCGCTTTTTCAATGGATTTCACCCCGAATTCACGGCAGACTTCATCGAAGATAAGCCTTTCAGCCCAGTCCAAACTGTCAACTACAACAGTTTGGAACTCATGCTTTTCATTTTGCAAAGCTGTCAGCGAGGCATATACTTCTGAAAGCGTTTTTGCGAGTGGAAACTTGCTGCATTCTATTTCCCCCAGTCCGTCTTCAGTCTGAATGAAAATCGATTTGGGTGAATGGGAACCGAAGGTTGATTTTCCACATCCTTCTTGTCCGTAAAGCATAATCCTCGGAGGTTTCGCTTCTTTGCCGTTCTGAATTGCGTCAAGCATACCCATATCATTCCCTTTCTTATTTATTGTTTAATTCGTTCTTGAGTTTCTTGATGAGTTCTTTGATCTGGTTCTGGTTAAGCCGTTCTTTGATTATCTCGAAAACCTTGTTTATGTTTTCGATTTCCTCGGTTGCCAATTGAATGGATTCAGGACTGCCTTTCTGCGGTTTTACAGTCTTGTTGTAAGCAGAGTTGATGGACATATTTCCAGCCTTCACGGCTTCTTGAATTTCTTCAGGGGCTTTATCCAAGACAGCTCTAGCCTGCTCAACTTTACTTTTTCCGATACCAAGTATCTTAGCTGTTTCTTCGGCTGATTTTCCCGAAGCCTGATTTCGGGCTTCGGTGTGATTCTGTTTCAAATTGGCAATTTTGTCCTTCCTTTTATCCAATGCCGCAATGCACTGGATTATTTCCCTATCCTTCAGATTTCGGCGGTTGCGCTGGCTCTTGATTGCATATTCGAGGGCAGCTTCCTCATTGTCAAAATCCTTCATGGCGACAGGCACATGGTAAAGCCCGGCCTTCCGAGCGGCTCTTAAGCGCGTATGCCCGTCAATCACTACAGATTTCCCTTTCCACAGGACGAGCGGCTTGCTTTCATCGAAGCCCTTCTTCTGAATGTCCCACATTATTTCCTTGACGATATTGTCCTCAATAGGAAACAAATCCCTGAACGGCGATGCCGTGTTTATTTGGTTGATGTCCATCATAAAAGAAATTCCTTTTTTCATATTTTCTTGTTTACAGAACGCGGCCTCTCCCTACTTCCTATATATGCTCGGCGCATGAAGCATCCGGCCCTGAAAGGGGTGGTTTTTGAAAAAAACTTCAAAAAAAGTTCAAAACCCATATTCTTTCAGCACTTTCCCCGCATGTTTGTTTCTCCGGCAGAGCATGCGGATGGAAAGGCCAAGCGCCGGCCTGTCCGGTATTTTTCCGGACATCA